TAATAAAGACGTAACCATCTTCATAATCTCCGATAGTAGTGCCTGTTCCTGTATAAGAACTGGATGCTACCACAGCAGTTGTTACATTAGTAAGTTTTATCTGACTTACTCCTGCTGCTGCTGCTGCATATACAACTAAATCTTTAATGTGACCTGCTGATGTCTGAGCCTGCATAGTAACCTTGCCTGCTGTAATAGCTTCGCCTGCACTTGCATAGACAAACTCACTACCATCAGCTAATACCATTCTAGCTCCAATTCTGTTCTTCTTTGTTGAAGAAGTAACTTTCTCATCGCCAAAACGACCTTGTATAATTGCTGGAAATGCCATATTTCCTCCTAATTATTTGCTAGAGGACAAGCCTCTAAGACCAACCGATTGTTAAAAAATCGTATAAGCTCGGTCAATCGTTACACTTATACTGGAATACAGAACTACTCCTGCGTGTCCACCATAGTTATTTCTTTAACTACAGGCTTCTCCGTTGGAGTAGATTCTGTTTTCTTACTATTCTTTGTGGGATTGCAAGCACATGGTTTACCCTGAGATTCAAGGTTGCATCTGCCATTCCACTCAATAGGAAACAATCCTATTGCGCCTCTTCTTTGTTGCGTTGAAGGATCACTTGGCTGGTTAGGATAAGCAGAACCACAAGGCTTTGCTAAATCCCCCTCATTGTTAAACATAGGGATATGATTCCAATATGTAGTCTTGCTCTGCCATTCTGGCAACAATCCTTCAAATTTATCTATTCCCATATTTTTCCTCTGCTTGTTAATTTGATCTTTCAGAGGTTTTTTTCTGTTTCCGTACAAATGATTAACCAATTAATCCCCCCCCCATTTTTAGTTTATGAAGCTGATGTTGACAATGCTGCTGCATCAAGAATAAATCCTGCGCCTTTAGTATCGTCTAATTCAAAAACACCATAGTCTGAGGTCATAACAATTTCTGTCGCTCTAAGAGAGGCATCTCGCTGCTCCTCTTTTTTGGTTTCAACCGAATTAAGAACTGCCATAGCTCCCTTAGAAGCAATAACACCTGTTGCATCATCTGATGAATCAACAGCTAAGTTACCATCTTCAAAGATTGGTACATTGTTCATTGGTCGTAAACCACTCCAGAAATTCTTTAATAAATCAGCACTATATCCATCTGGAATCGCATTACTTGCGGCTGCTGCCACAGTTGCCACTTCCTTTGATAAATATGCCACTGCGTTTGGATGATGAAGTATATATACATCACTACCAAACCTGTTTGCCTTTGCATAAGCTATTGCTCCATGCACATTACTTGATTTCATGTACTTGGTTGCTGCTCCCACTGTTGTACTACCATTTAAGGTTGCATACAATGAATGAACATCTGTGTCTTTCTTCCTAGCCATAGCATCTCCAAGTTGTTTGCCTATTATAGCAAACACATTGTCCTGTTGTTCTTTAACAAGTTTATCAGTTAAGATAACCTTTGCTCCTACTTCACTTGCAGTAAGATCAACTGTTGTCATTCCGATATCCTCATCATCAACAATGTCTACACCATCAGTTAAATCGCTAACTGTCATCTGTCCTACTTTAGGTACAGTAACCTGTTTTGCTCCACTAGGTAGACTAAAGGATTCTATAAGAGCCATCGCTGGCGCATTATGTTCCTCTGTATATCTGGATGTTGCGATAATTATCTTACTCGCATTTTCCAGACCACTTGCTGTTGCAGTTTGAGCCATTTCGCCCTCCTATCAACTTATTTATAAACCACCTAAGTGGACAAGTCACCTTGCTGCTTACAGACCCATTAGTCTTTTTGCAGCAGAAACAGCATCAGGACTTCTGTCCCCTGCGTTGTACTTATCAAGAAGTCTTGATTCGCTGGTCGAACCTTCTGCTGGAGCTTGGCTTGTGTCGTACTGCTGTGCAGGTACTTGCTCCTTCTTTAGTTTCGTTATCTCAGCTTTCAACTTTGTGACTTCTGATTGTGAACTTGCGTGTTTTTTCATATCCTGTGGATTGTCATATTGCATTAATGTCTTAGGAGATATCCCATGTTGCTCCCCTATTTCCAAAGCTGCATTAAACTTACCCTGATAATATGAATTTAAATTTTGTATGTTCTGGCTATACTGTTGTTCGTTTGCCCTTGTTTGTTTTAACTGTTGAGTTAGCTGGTCAGCCTGTGGCTGTTCCATTCCCCCATCAACTAATGCACTATTGTATTGTACAGCTTCAGACTCTATAGTCTGTCGTTGTTTCTCTACCTCATACTGCATAACCTGTTGCTGTAAACTCTCCTGATACTTTCTGGTTTCTTCAAGTTGCTTGTTCAAACTTTCAGCATCAATCTTTGGAGTTTCTACAGGAGCTTCAGTTGTTTCCCCAGAACTTACTTGCCCATCATCCTGTGATACAGGAGCTTCGGCAGGTGTTGTTTCTGTTGTTTTCTCGGCAGGTGTAGGTTCAGTAGTTGTAGGTTCAGCAGGTGTATCAGTAGCAGGCGCTTCTGTGCTTGGCGCAATAGGCGCTGGTTCTGTATTAGTGCTGTCTAAACTTAATTGTTGTTCGTTGTTTTCAGTTACCATATAACCTCCTGTTGTAAAGTATCCTATTTTGTTTATAATTTGTCAATTACTCAACCCTCTTTGTGTTAGCAAAAAATATATCGTTTGATATTTTTTTTAAATCTTCCCTATCTCCCAAAGCCTGTAGTCTAGCTCTTTGTGAAGTAATAAGCTCGTTGTATTCTTTTACTCCAGATTTTCCACCCATTGCAAGATTTGACATTTTTCCTATCAACTTCATAGGAACAGGCGATCTGTTTGTGTTTCTTAGTATATACAATTTTTGCTCTGGTGTTAACTTTGCCATGTATCTTTGCTTCAATGCACTATACAAGTTGCCATCAAAGTTTCCTGCCTCTGTTTTAGCATGATCTATTAAACTATAATATTCAGCCAATGCTCTTTTGTTTGGGTCTGGGTCGTTTAAATCATCTGAAGATGATTCGTACTCTGGAGCAATCGCTCTTTTTCTTATACTAATTTCAGTATTTATTTTATAATACTCTCTCATTAAATCATATCCTATTAGCCTAGAGTTACCTAATTCTGTTAACCTGTCTATTCTTTCTTTGTTCAATTCATCTACTTTGCTATAATATTCTGTTGCATCACTTATTCTTTTTTTTGCTTCTTCCTGAAATGGTGTTACTTTACTTTCTACTACAACACGAATAACATCTTTTTCATATGATTCTAAATCACTATAGGATTTTCCAAAAGTATCTACTGATACATCTTGCAGTAAATCTCCCATAGTAATTGGGTTCTGTGGTGTTCCCAAGAAGTCAGCTCCTACACCTACTGCTCCTTTAACCAATCCTTTTGCAATCCCTTCTTTTTGTGCAGTATCTACTGCATCAGCAATATTCAATCTCATATCCTGCATAGCAAATGGCATCATCTGTTCTCCTATATTTAGTAATGCAGTTTTAGGATCATTAAGTACATCTGTTGTTTCTCCCATAAAAGTTTTGCCTGTCCATAAATCCCATACTCTTGAAATTATCGGAGAGGATACTCCCCTGCCTGCATCTAGTACACCCTTTGGATCTTTCTCGTAAGCTGCACTTCCTATCCCTGCAAACAATCTTGCTAACTGTAATTGCGCTCCAAACAAATTCCAATCCCTGCCACCTATTCTTATTGTCATAAAGTTAGGATTTGGTATCCATTTTTTCTTTGCTATCTTTTTTCCATTTACAGTTTTAAATTCTGTTATTTCTCTGAACGGATTAAACTCTGTTTCATTTCCCAATGCCTCATTCATCAGTACTGTCAAAGTTGTTGCTGCTCCTACCATAGCAGTTAAGTTTTGTGCTGCTATTCTTTGGCTTAATGTTGTATGTACCCCAAACGGACTTCCTAATGCCCTTCCAGTTCCGTACAAACCTTCTACTAAATTATCTATTCTTGACTGAAAAAATCTTGGAGCAAACAATAACCAATCTCCCCATTCTCCTGCAAACACTTCATCTGTATAACCTGTTAGTCTGTTTACTACATTAGTTATTTCTTTCATTTCTCCATCTGCAATTATTTGTGCTGTAGTTTTTCCTGTTCTTCCTTTCAATGCTCTAAGTTCTTTTGCAGCTATTTCCATTCTCATAACATCTCCAGCATTACCAAATGCTCTGTTTGTCTGTTTAATTGCTGGAGCTTTAGCTATTACTTTTGACAATCTACCAAAAGCACTCATGTTTCCTGCCTGTGCTACAGCAAATTCAAACTCTCCACCAGATATATGCAATCCGTTATCTACCATATCGTCTAGGGTTATGCCATGTTCATCCATCAGCCTTTTATTCATAGCTTTAATTCTATTGCCTAACACATGGGGATTGTATAAAGATTGAAAGTTTGCCTTAAATGCTTTAGTCCATGCTACAGGGTTTCTCCATGCTGCAAACAACAGGGTAATACCATTAGCTGACATATCAAGTGTTGCTCCCAGTCCTCTCATTATTCCATTAATAGCTTTGATGTTTTCATTTGTCATCTTCTTGCCTTTAATGGTCGGATCATTTTTAATTATCTTATTCATTTCTTCAGCAACATCATCAATCCATTCCTCTCCCTTTATTCCCTGTAACTCAATCTGATTATTAGATTCAAACCTATCTCTAAATTGTGTTCTTACTTTTTGTATAGATGCTTTTAATTCTGTAGGGAGATTAGTTAAATCTTTTCTGACTTCTTTTACAACTGCATTTACATTTGCTCTTTCCTGCTTATTAAACTTTCTTTTTTTAATTGCTGTTAAAGAAGTTTTTATTTCTGCTACTAATCCTGTTATTTCATCTGGATCAGCAAAAGGATTATCTACAAAGTCATCTACTTTCTTTAGAATTTTGTCATCTATTGCTTTTAATTCCTGTAGCTTTACCATTCCTGCCCTGATTCTTGGCAGTTTTTCAAATGGTATGGCTAAACTTTTATCCAATGTTCCATCTTTTAATGCCTTTTCTATAAACTGTTTAAAGGCAGTTGGTATTTTCTTACCATCTATTTTCATATTCCCTAACACTCTGGCTCTGTAATTCTTAGCTATATTTATGTGTATATCTTCTACATGATCTGCAAGGGTTTGTCCAAATTTTGTATATTCTAATGTTTCTCCTGCCTCCCCTACCCAATGTACACCTGCTGCCTGACTATCAAGAGATTGTTCAAAGGCTTTAAAATCTCCTTTACCTATTCCTTTTGCTCTGACAGAAGGCATATCTATAGCAAAAACATTCTTGCCTTCTGATATTTTTCCTGTCCTAGTTCCTCTTGGCACATAGAATCCAGCATCTATATTATCTGCTTTATTTCCTGCTGCAATTATATCTGGAGCAGTACCTACCTCATCTAATAATCCTTCTCCTTTAACATAATCATCATAGTTTTTCATTTTACCTCTTAACCCTACAAAAAATTGTTGTTGCTCTACTGTTAACTCATCCCAATATCTGGGGAGTCGTCTTGCTACATCGCTAATAGTTGGAGCTACTATGTCGAGTTGTTTTGCCTTATCTCCTATATACTCTACACCTCTTATAGTCTTATCAACACCTCTTAAATGTGGTAGAGTTTCTACTCCGTTAACAATAACTATTCCCATTTCTTTGTTTGTAGTAGGGTGTTTTCCTTTAAAAACATCAGCCATATCAGCTTCTATGTCATCTGCTAACATTCTGCTTTTTGTTCTACCATTCTTCATTATATCTCTTGTCTTAGCCATGACAGGTTTTACTGCTGCCTGTACTCTTCTTTGTATATTGGTTGGTAATCCTAACCTTCCCAATCCGAAAATCTCATTATCCCCTATTACTCCACCAAGCCAATTTCTTAATCGTTCTAACTTACCTGTATTACTTACATTAATACCACTACTTAACCTTTCTCCGACTATAGGTTTTTCGTGTGGTTTAAAATCTTCTACCTGTCTAGTTCCTATTCGTGGTTGCCCTGTAGGTACTTCATCCCCTATATCGTCAACTATATTATCTGTAGGTTTAGTTTTACTTAATTCTTTTTTAATTGCTTGGTTCTTAACTACTGCGTTGGGATCATCAAGTAATTTAGTTGCTTGTTTTGCCTTATTAAGTCTAGCTGCTTTACCTACTACACTCCCTCCTTTACCCAAAGGTATAAATAACAATGGGTCTGCAAAAAATTCTATTATATTATAAGGGTC